AAGAAGGGTTTTCTTTTTTTATTATGTTTACCAAATCAAAACCAAATCCTGCGTGAATATTTTCTTCTTTGGATGTTGCTTCAACAGCATTACTAATACCTTTCAATACATTCTTATATTTGTTGAATGACATGATTACTAAAAATTGTGAAAACAATGATACGTTCTCAACGAACATTGAAAATAACACAACAGATTCAAAGTAATCTTGGTTTTCTACAGTTTTAGAATTTGAAATTGTTTTTTCCAAATACTTAATTCTTCTACGAATTGCAGGTACCTCTAACAAATTTTCAAATTCACTATTTAATCCAAGTAGTTGAATTAAGTGTGAGTACGCATCTGCGTGTCTTACTTCTGACTCTGCAAATGTTGCCCCAACATTACCAATCTCAGGTTTTGGTAATCTCTTGTAGATGTCACCCCAAAATGTTTTAACCGCAATTTCTATTTGTGAAATCGCCAACATAGCTCTTTGTACTGCAGTTTGTTCTTTTTCAGACAAGTGTACTTTAAAGTCCTGTATATCAGAAGTAAAATTAAATTCTGTGTGTACCCAATATGAATGTCTAATTGCATCAACATACTCAACCAACTCAGGGTATTCGTATGGTTTTAAATTGGTTCTTTTACTAAAAATATTTGGTTGGTGTTTTGAACGATAAATAATGTATTCTTTAGCCACATCGTTCAAACCATTATCCATTAATTTATTTTCCACCATATCATGGATTTCATCCACGTGTGGAACTCTTTCTTTATCCCCTCTGAAGATACTTTTTGTAGTTAATCTTGCAATTTTATCGGCCATCTCTTCATCAACTTTACCGACTGATGCCATTGCCTTAATTACCGCATTTTTTATCTTATCAGATTCAAATAAGACTGTTTCACCGCTTCGCTTTACAACGTATCGGTTGTCTTTTAGTGCCATACTAAAAATGTAATTATCCATAGTTTTAATTTTAATTTGTTGTGTTTTGTCTTTGTTGTCTTCTATTCAACAACTCGTTAATTCTTGTTCTGTTTCTTTCTTCCTTTTGTTCCTCGAGACCCAACATGGTAACACTTTGTTCTGTATCAATCACTAAGAACTCGTTATCGAATTTACAGTTCTCAAATACAACCCCATCTTTACCCAGACGTGATTTTGTAATTGCTATTGTTGCCAAGTTCATCTCCTTTTGTTGAAGCGTTTTTGCTACCGTGATAATTACGTGTCCAACTTGAGCTTTCTTAATTGAACCACCCATTTGGTCTGTTGTTACCACTTCGGAAGAAATTGATGAACGGTTACCTTGGGTTGCAGTCCATCCAACAATTTGTAGTTCGTGACAAAGAGCTTCAAATGCTCTCATTACTGAACCCTCACTTTTCCATTCATCTTCCAACTTTCTGTCAGGTACAATACAATCGATGTAATCAATTACAATCATATCAATCTTATTACCTTCAGCCATCATTTTTCTGACTTGATTTTTTATCTGATTCATAGTCATTGTATCTGATGGCATCTTTTTCAAAGTTAACGTATTTTTTGTATTTAACTTAATTTCTTTAACTTTTTCTATCACAACTTCCCTATGATTTGATAAATCGTCAGGTGCAATACCTGTCCACATAGTGAAGTGTTTACGTTGGATGATTTTAGGATTGTCTTCAAAGAATATTTGAAGAACGTTATAACCTAAATTGAATGCGTTATTTGCGATTTTTGATAAAATTGTTGTTTTACCAACACCAGTTGGTGCCAATATTACACCGATTTCACCTTTTGCCAAACCACCTTTTAACAAGTTGTCAATACCTTGAATACCCATTGGGATTGGGTGTCTGTAATCATCATCTAAGACTTCGTCAAGGTTTGAGAATACATCTGATGTACCCGTTTCAACTTCACCAACTTGTAACGCCTCACGGACCATTTGTTCTAAGTGGTCATAACTTTCAAAATCACCTTTGTCAATGATTTTTTGAGCTTTAGACATAACCTTTTGAAGTTCTTGTTGTTTACAGAACTTCAAAGATTTTTCTTGTACAAAGTCAGAACCTTCAATAGGACATTCTTTAACTTGTTCTAACATATCCATCACCATTTTTTGAGCCATTGGTGATGTAATCTCAGATTTAGTCAACTGGTCCAAAGTATTAAACGTTGGAGCATGTTCGTATTTTATATAATACTCCTTTATCATTTGCATGATAAGTTTAAAGTATTGATTATCAAAATACTTAGGGTCTAAAACATCAACGATAGAAGTGGCAAAATCCTTATTTAGTATAATATTGTTTAATAATTGTATTTGAAATGTGTTTCCTAAATAACCAAAATTCTTATCGTTTGACATAACTTTTAATAACGTTTAACTCCCTCTCGGATTTATAAATACTCTTAAGCGAGCTGATAATTCATGTATTTGAAACTTAAATTTTCAGCTGAAAAAATGTCAGTCAGACCCCTCAATATAGTTTTTAACTCTGGGCGTATTTCTTTTAGAATGTAACTCACTTCCAAACTTCTCCGTGCTTTTGGGTTATACCCTTTAACATTGTAGAATCGTTGTACGATGATGTTATCGTTCAAAGTCATTAAGAACTCCATCTTTGTCGTGTCTTGCATTTGTTCTTTCATAATTTTAATTTTTAGTATTGTATCGTTTTTTTTCTTTTCTTGATAATTTCATAAATGGTTGTAAAAATTCGACCCATTGGTCATCAACTTTGGGTAGGTATTTAAAGATTCCATCATCATTCATTAGTCTCATAAGATTTTTGTAACCTCGACCATCGGGGTCCAATTCTTCCTCATAATAAGCTTTAACTTCTTCTTTACCCTCGTTTGATATCAATGGGTCGGACAAATCAACAAGTCGTTTGTTGATTTCAAAAAATTCTTGACCGAGTGAACCTCGTTTTGTTTTTCCTTCAAGTATGTTGGATATCGATTTTTGTTTCTTTTCATCTTCAGTCAAATTATTGATTGTTGTTAAAATATCAGAAACAGAAACCGTTTTTTCAAGTATCTCTGGTAAAATTTTACTAATAGTTTTTTCACCTAATAACAAAATACCATCAATGTTATCAGATTTATCACCAGTCAAAATTTTGTAAGTAACCACATTTTGGTGTGGAATCCAAAGATTACCAATATTAATTCTTTCACCATACTTGTGATATTCTTTTTTAATTGGTGAATATATTTCAACCTGTTCAGAAATGAGTTGTGTCAAATCTTTATCGGATGAAAAAATAGTCTTCGTTTCATCATGTGATATTTGACAATAGTAAGCAATCAAATCATCACTTTCAGATTTGTCTATACAGATTTGACGTATAAACATATCCTCCAAATATTGACGTATACGGGACTTTTGCCAATCATATGATTGACGCTTCAACTCATTGGTTTCAGACCGTCTGTTCTCTTTATATTGGGGTAGAAGAAGTCGTCTTTGGGTGGAGTTATTCTCCCCATCCCAAAAGACGATAACTTTATCATAATTGTGCTCTTTTAAGAACTTTCTCAAAGTGTTAACAAAGTGAAATATTCCACCAATATGATTTCCATTGTGGTAATATTCCTTTACCCCATGAAAACCTATTTTGAAAAGATTATCTCCGTCAACTAAAAGTGTCTTGGTCACAATTAAATTTTTATGTTATTCAACAACTTCTTTGTCTTCAGTGAGTGTGAACTCACCATCCGTTCCGATAATTTGTTTCCAATAATCAGAATGTTCTTTTTTGTAAGCTTCAATCGAAGCCTTTTCCTCAGACGCTTCTTTACCCGCCAAGAATCCGTGTGGTGTTACGATGATTTTACCATCTTCATAACCTAAACCTTAGTACGAGTTGCAAACTTAACAGTTCTTTTGTCTTTGGTTGCGGTAATCTTTGTAGTACCCGCACCTTTTTGGTTACCGAACAAGAAAACCAAAGATGAGTTTAACCAAATAGCTTCACCACCTTTTGCTTTAATTTTTGGTTGACCAAATGGATTGTCAGGAAGTTCAACCCATGGTTGGTTAACAATTACCAATGTGTTTTCGTATTTTGAATCAGATTTACGTGAACCTGAAATACGTTGGTTGATACCCATACCAATTTTGTCTGCCAATACAGACGCATTGTGTTGTTTACCACCCTTACCTTCGTAAGTCATCTTACAAGGTACAGAACCAACAGAATCCCACAAAAACAACAAACTGTAATCCAACTCACCTTTTTCTTGTGCATCCAACAGACCATTGATGTAGTCAGTAATTTGTTCGATGTAGTCAAAGTCATTGTTGAAGATGTAGAATCCATCCCAATCGATTTCTCCTGTTTCCTCGTCAACAACTTCTTCACATTCAAACCCCATCAACTTGGCGTGTTCAAAACTCCACTTTTGTTCTGTAATAATAAACACAGGAAGAATTTCCTTCTTTTGTGCATCTACGGCAGTCTTTACAAGAGCGGTTGTTTTACCCGTATCAGAGTGACCCAAGAACATATTGATGTGACCAA